ATGAAAATGCATGACAAAGCAGAAAAAGAGGGTACAACAATCAGAGTCTATACAGACAAAAAAGAGTACCATGAAGAAGCTGGTTTTACCCTTTGGGGCGGTATGTGGGGAAATAGTGGCAAACTAGCCCCATTACCACCTAAAGAATCAGAAGAAACAATTAGCGTTGATGACCTACCTTTCTAAGTTCCCTAGAGATCCTTATGAGGGTCAAATATTTTACGACCCTGATACCGATAGAACTTTTGAATGTGTATTTCGTGACCCTTTAGATCGAATGATTAACAGACACCAAGATCACTTTGTCTGGTGTGATATAAGTGAAGATCGTTAATCTTTACCAAACAAAATATAACTAAGGCGCTTCATTAGAGGCGCTTTTTTTTTTGCAATTCTCCTTTCTAAATAATTGATATTGTCTTGCTGATTGCACATTATTTCTAATGCATTAGCTATGAAGTGTGATTGTTTATGATTTGCTCGTGCCAGCTGAATAGCTATTTCTCTTAGTTCGTCTATATCTTCAAATTTATAAAGATTTGCAATAGAAGTTTCTACAGCAAACTCAGACTCTAAACTTGGTCTTTTAGTAAGAATATTTATAATACTTTTCACTTGACCTCTGGCCATAGATGCACTGATACATAATCTACAATCTGGTCATCTATTGTATTGTCTGTAGTCTTTGCTAATGCCTTTAAAAGATCAAGAATTAATTTTTTTACTGCATTCGTTTTACAGAATGTCATAAGAATAGGTTTTAAGATTCTGAGCATAATAATCTTGTGTTACTTTCCAAACATAGCTAGATTGCTAGTATTAAACAAGAGTTGTAATTTTTATGGCAGAAGAACAAGAAGAAAAAGAGGGTACGGATTGGGGCGAAATTTTTGGTCATGCTGTACGTTTTATGATTTTATGTTGGTCTTTAGCGATGATGACTTTAGGATATATGGATAAAATTAGGAATGATGGCGCTTTTCTAGCTGGCCTGACCAGTGGCGTTTTAGGCTCTTATGGTATAAGTGTGAACAAAAAGAAACCTAATAATACTGCTAAGATAGTAGATAATAAAGACACTAATGTAGGAATCAAATGAAAAAATTACTGCCTTTAATACTTTTTCTTTCCCCATCTAGTGCCTTTGCTGATATAACGGCAAAGTATGTTACCTCTGCACAAATATCTATTGACTCTCCATACGTCATCACAAATGCAGCTCCTAGCACTTACAGCATAAGTGGCAATAATGTAACGACATCTACAGGAACTGGAGATAGTGTTGTCACAAATGGGATAGGTGGGTTAAATCTTGGTAGCTTAAGTAATGGGGTACCAGCTTTAGTTAATACAAACAAATCAGTTACAACTGCTGGGTCAGCCTTCTCACTCTCAGAAAGTTACCAAGCTGGAGATGTAACGCAATCAGCAATAACTCCAAGTAGCGGTATAGCAACTCTTCCAGTTTTAGGAGGGCAAACAACAGTAATTTCAGGTGGCACAGCTGGTAATTTAGCCCTTACTTCTTTATCTTCAGGAATCCATACTTGTACAGCTGGTGGCTCTGGTACAAGTTGTATTGCTTCAACTACTGTTCAAATCGAAATTGACTAGACTTTGGCTGCTAGTTTTATTAGTATTACCTGTAAGAACTCTTGCTACCCCAGTCGTGCCACAGTTTAGAAGTGGTAGTTCCACAATGAGTTCAACCTCGCAAAGTATCATTAATGAAACTATTACCAGCCACCAGTATAACTCTGGTTTTTCGTACTCAGCGTCTGGACACAATATTGAATCAGCAGACCTTAATGGTTACATTAACCCTGCAACGACTTCTGGAACAACTCAAACTCTTAATGGTGTTCAGTTTAGCTGGACAAGTCCAACGCTTGAAGATGTGCCTAGATGGAAAATAGTCAACGCTGGACAAAGCTTTTCTTTAGTCGAGTCGCTTCAAGGTGCTGGTCTTTCAAACGTGACCACAATAAACAGAACAATAACAACTACCACAACTACAGAAACAACCTCTGTCTTTGGACAATAATTTTTTTACTTAGTCCTGTAAAAGTTTTAGCAAATACAACAGTAGCTAGTCCTAGCAGTAATGCTCAAGGTGTCGTCAACAATAATGCAACCATGATAACACCATCTTCTTTACCACAAAATAGATATTCACAAGGTATTGTTTGCACCTCGCCCAGCTTAACTATCACACCATATTTGACAGATGCTTGGTCATTTAATCGACCTATAGAAACAGTTACCAAACAAAACATTTATGACGAGGACACAGGGGCAATAAAATATATACAAGAAACACCAAGATTTGAAAAAGATAATTACAACTTAAATTATGGTATTTCAATGCAATTCAATATTCCTTTAGGTAATGGTGGGGAGCTATGTAAAAAAGCTGCAAAGGTAAATATTGAAGCGCAAGAGTTATTGATATCTAAAACTAAAATGGAAATGGAGTTGTATAGACTTAAGATTTGTGGAGAACAAGCGCGGTTAGGTGTGGTGTTTATTGATAAATACCAAATCAACTGCGATGGCATTAAATTAATAGCCCAACCTAATCAAGTTTTGCCACATACGCACAAAATCAAGCTAAACGACTAAATTACTCCCTCCAGATTGCCTTGTAACAGGCCTGTAATTAACGCCCTATATGTTTGTACCCTCGAAATAAGCGGCAGACAAGTACGGTTAAGCTTGTCTACCTAGACGCCCTATCCATTGCCATGTCGGATAGGGTTTTTTTATTTTACATTATTTTTTTTCTTTGTAAGCTTTTTTGTAATCTGTTTTATACCACTTTTTGCAATTCCTTGTATTACAGGGACAAGAGCCGCAGAACTACCAGCAACCAAACCAATAGCAGCAGTAGAAACAAGTACTTCAGGCGTACCAATAAATGTTTCTCGAAATGGTACGTCCTCATAAAGAGTAATGCATTCTGTTTTGTCTGATGATAACTTGTGACCAACTACCTTTTCAATGCGTCTTGAGTTTCTGTAATCTCCAATTTTCTGCTCTTTCCTACTAGGACACTCTGGGATTACTAACTCTTCTTTTTTATTCTCTGGTACTTTTGTTTCTGGTGGGTCAGTCTCTGGCATCGGTGGAGTATCATTAGATATTGGTAAATCTTCAGTTATTACTAATTGATCTGGCCTGTAGTCCATAGGAAAAAAACTTGGAAAAACAGAATCGCAATCAGTGAAAACTCCACTAGGGTCATCTAACAAAAGTTGTGTATTACCAGTATTTTTTATATCTCTATGCTGATAAGTACAACCAGCCGTATTTATTTCTAGATTTGTTATTAGAGGCAGTAGTGGATCTGGCTTGTATATCTCAGGAATGTAAACCTCTGGAATATTTATTTGTCTGATACCTATTTCTGGTATCTCCATTATTTTTTAGGCTGTATAAATTCAGGGACAGTACCGCCTGTCATATCTGGCAAAGCGTTGTCCAATACTTTTGGCATCATTCCTTGTACATTATCTAAAACTTCGTTCATGACTCTGGCCTTGAACTGTTCAGAGGTTACAAAGCGATAAGCGTAATATGAACCGCCCAACATTGACAGGGTTAGAAAAAGCGACAACAATGAAGCTATCTGACAAATCTTTTGAAACATGATAAGAGAAGCATTTTTAAAGGCATTAGTGCCTGTCACAATTATAACTTTCTGTGGTATCTGTGCATTAGCACCACTTTATGTAGGTCTTTCTGTTCTATCTACCAAGGTACACCAGAACTCACAGTAGGAGTTTTTGATTCTGTTATCTGTGCAGCTATAAGTGTTTCAATTTCTGAAACCTTATCAGACCCTAATGCAGCTTTCGCCCATGCAATCGCATTGTCTTTTGTAATATCTGCATAAGCAGTGAAAGAATTACTATCAGCATCAGCAAGATTTACAGAACCATAAGATGATCCAGCATGATCTCCGTCTTCATCAATAGCAGTCCAATGAACAGAAGTCACTACATCAGATAAACTTCCGACAGTTTTTGTTGTATCCAAAGAAACAACATTCCAAGTAACAGCCATTATTCAACAACCTCCGTTTTAATTTTAGTTGTCATTTCTTTTTGTCCTTCAAGTTCCTTAAGCCTTTCAGAACAAGAAAATGCCTTCATTTTTAAAGAATCACGAGCTATTGTAAGCTCCTTTATTTTCTCTTGAATTTTGTTAAATTCATCAATTGCAACTTGTAGTTCAAGTTTTAGTTGATCTATACGTTTTTGATTTGACATAATTTTAAAGAGTTTTATCTGATATAAGTTTAGCTTTCCATGCAGCTTTTACATCAGTAGTCCAAACTGCATTACAAACTGCTTTTATTTCATCTGTAATGGCAGTTACACCATCAGGCTCTTTATCAAGTGGATTATCAACAAAATCATCTGCATCATCAGCAGGTGTTGTTCCATCTTCTTTAAAACCACCTTTTAGAGTTCCACACTCAAGTGTAAATCTTTCAAATGATCTTGCAATTTCTTTATCATCACGCTTAACAACATTTGCCTTTCTTATTTGCAATGTCTTATATATGCCAACGACCTCT